CAGGTGGCGCATAAAAATAATTAGTGCCGATTACCTCATCATCATGAGAAATAAGATTATTAACATATAGATTACCTTTTTCTCCGTCAACATACATAGTTGCTCCGGCTGGAAATCTGTTAGGCACATCCACCCAGTAAGGGACGTTTAACTTGGTGAAGGAAAGGTCACTCAAATAATGATGTGTCACTAATTGATTCGTAGTATTCCGTCCTGCCATTTGGCCAACAAAAAACTGTAATTTCGTTGCTTTTTTATTGGTCAATCTGCTATCAGCAAAAGTAAAATGTGAGCCATACCAATAGTAAGTTATCTTGTCGCCTACTTTTTTCAAGTCAAACATGTTCCTATTTTGGTCACGACCTTCACTGCCATATGGATTTTGGCTAACCCAATAGCTAGGTGTGTAATTAATAGTTTTCTTGACCAAAGAACCACCGTTGTCGCCGATTAGAAAAGAACATTGCGCTGTGTTTCCAACACGGTCATATTTTTCCAAAACCATGCCGGCAATCAAATGATTATCTTGGTCAATCACCGTAAGCGCCCATTCGCCTGTTTGGCCCATCAAGCCGGTCTCGAACCATGCACGAGCAAAAATATACCAATCAGTCGCTTGTTCAGGTAATGTTATCTCTTGTATAGCTCCAAAATAGCCACCACTAGGAGAATTGGATGTGTCAGTGTATCCACTAGGAAGCTTGCCTAACCAACCACCGAACGAACTCCAAACGCTCATGTCTGTAACATCTTTCTTTGCTGGATTCTCACAAAAATAATTACCACGCGTCCAGTTAGCAAAATCGCCACCCTTATTATTTAATAATTTGACGCTTTTTTTCGCTTCAGTCATATCTTGCTCGTTAGGATTACCAAACTGAATTACTCCGTGTTGGCTGACAATTCCAAGATAGCCTGATTCTTTCTTCAATTTAACGCGGTAATTGATTGGCACTGACTCACTTCCATCATTGACAATGGTAGTCTCGTAGCAACCCTTAGCAGAATTAAAATTAAACTGAAAAGATTTTATATCTTTTGCATGAGCCAATCCATCAGGTATCAGCCATGTAATCGTACCTTTACCATTCATCTTATATTCTTCAAAATCAAGTGTGCCAGATGGAATCGCATAAAAAACACGATTTGGCATATGACTAAATTCCAAAGGCTTTGGTTCTTTGACATTTAGTATTGTTTGCAAGCGATCATACTCAGCAGCACTCTCATATTTCACATAAAAAGGCATCTCAATTTTCTTACTACCTTTTCGTGTATAATTAAATTCTTCGCCATTAAGCGTTTGATATTCCAATGTCGATACCTTGAAATCCGCACCATCAAAGGCAGTAAATCCTTTGAGTACCACTAAATATTTAGTTAAATCAACACCGTTAAAATTGACTCTTAACACGATTTACCACCCCAATCCATACACAGCATTTAATATTGCTTGTCGTTTATTTTGTTCATCGGTCACTGGTTCAGCAACCATCTGACCAATCTTTTTACCATCCATTTTATTTTCGATAATTACTGGACGATTAGCCATTTTAACCAATAAATCCATTAAATAGGATTCTTTGTTTGATTGTAGGCTAGAACTATCATATAAACCTTTTGATGATACAGCTAATTGCACATCGCCAACCGCACTCAATTCCGCATTCAAATCAGGATTAAAAGTATTAGCCAGTGTATCGGCCATGCCTAAAACATTTGATTGTACTGTTTTAAATTGAGCAGTTAACCCTTCATCAAGCCCTTGCATGATTGCATTACCGGCTGGAATTAACAACTTCCTGTCATAGCTTATTGGCCCTTTATGTTCCTTAATCCAACTTGCTATTCCGCCGACAAAGGATTTAACTCTTTCAAAGCCTGATTTTAATCCCCTTAGAAAGCCACCAATTATTGCAGCGCCGGCATCAACCAAAGCCCCTGGCACGAATACGCGTACAATTGCATCAAGAAGATTTAACGCAGCGCCTCTTACTGCAGATGTTTGATTTCTAATATTATTCGCAAATCCATTAATCAAAGTTACTGCGGCATTGATTAATCTACCTTGCGCTTGAATTACACCTCGAACCATCGCATCCACTAGATTCATCGCAGCATTAACAATTGTTGGTATCTGACTAGCTATTCCTCCTAAAAATGTCACAATCAAATTAACTGCTGCGTTAATTATTGAACCTAAATTAGCAGAGATACCATTAATGATTGATACAATAAAATCTACGCCTGACTGAATAAGAAGTGGCATATTTGCAGTTAATCCACCGACAAACGAAACGATTAAATTAACTGCAGAATCAACAATCATTGGCATATTTTCAGTCAATGTATTGACAAATGTTACTATCAGATTGATTACAGCGGTCATTAGATCCGGTAATTGTTGAGTAATTCCCTGTATAAACGTAAGAAGCAGATTAGCACCTGCTAAAATAATATTTGGTAGAGCAGCTGTTAGAGCTCCTAAGAATGTAGTAATTAATTGTGTAACGCTCATAATTATCATTGGCAGATTAGCTGTAATCGCACCAATAAACGTTGTAATAATCATCGTAGCGCTAGTCGCTACCGTTGGGATTAATGCGACTAAAGAAGCAGTAAACGCCGTGATTAATTGGATAGCTGCTAAAGTTAGCTGTGGCAAACCCATCGCTATACCTTTGATAAATCCAGCTACAATACTCAAAGCACCTTGGATGATTCCTGGTAAAGCATTACCGATTGCAGTTAAAATACCTTTCATAGCTGTTCCAAATGAAGAACCTAATTCCGGTCCATATTTAGCAATTCCTTTAGCCATCTCTCCAATCGAATCAGTAATTTGATTAACACCATCGCTAATATCAACCTTGCTAAACACACTGGAAAATAAACTTATTGCTTTAATTGCTAATCCAAACGGTCCTAGCATACCAAGCAATGCTACTTTGGCCACTTTAAAACCCACACCTACTAAATCAATAGACTTACCTGCCGTATTAGCAGGATTTATTAAACCTTTAAACCATTGAATAACTGATTTCAAAGCATTTCCGATTGCATATATATTTTTAGCTGCGTTTGAAGAGACTGCACCACCTAAAAATTCATCTAAACCACTCATTGATTTAATTGAACCACTTGCTACCTGACCAATTGCGCTAAAAGCCATTTTTACTGCATCAATCGCTTGAGCAAATTGAATCATCCTATTCCAAATAGACTCTGGTAAGAAGTTTTGAAATTGTTTCCGAAGTTCTGCAATTTTTGGACCAGGTCCATTAGTTAGCATTTCTTTAAATCCTTGAGCCAATAATTTTAACCCAGCAATAGTTTTGCTGATTGGCTGATTGAATCCGCTAGAGACTTTTAGCATACTATTGACTTTTTCTCTTACGGTATCATTGGTCTTATATAAATACACAAGTGCTGCTACCAAAGAACCGATTGCTACAATAGCAACTGTAAAAGGATTAGCGATAAATGCTGCTTTTAATAAATTAAATGCTTTAACTGTGGCACCAATCGCATTCTTTACTTGGTTAAATATTGCAACAGCACCTTTCAATGATGCAAAAGCTCCTACAGCACCAGCAATAGATACAGCTAATACTTTAAATACTTCTGCATGTTTTCCAACGAAATCAAACATTTTTTGCATGATCGGAAACTCGTTAGCAATGCCATTCATCAAATCTTGCATACCTTTTTTAACTTGTGGTATAGCTGCCTTGATGAAGGTAACGACTGCGCCAGGAATAGCCTTAACAATGTTTCCAATCATCGGTAACAGGTTGCCGAAAAAGAAAGTTGAAGCCGTCTCAGCCATTGCATTTAATGACGGTTTAATATCATCGCCAATCGCCATTTTACCCAAGAAATCACTAAATGCTGCCTTCATCGATGCTAGCGAACCACTTAAAGTTGTTGCAGCTTCCTTAGCAGTAGTACCTGTAATACCCAAGCTTTCTTGCACTGCATGAATCGCTTTGACTGTATCGGCAAAATCACCGACCGTGTAATGTTCGCCAGTCAGCTTTTCAGCGTCAGCCATCAAGCGTTCCATCTCGGACTTCGTGCCGCCATAACCAAGTTTGAGGTTATCTAACATGGCATAATTGCCACGTGCTAAAGATTGATATGTTTGCGTAATTGATTCCATGTCCGTACCCATTTTATTTGCGTTATCAGACATATCGACCATCGCAGTATTAGCTAATTCTGCAGCCTTAGCAGTATCACCACCAAGCGAAGAAATTAATGAAGCCGAGAATGAAGTGACATTTTCCATGTATTTGTTCGCAGAAACTCCGGCCGTTCTATATGCTTGATTGGCGTAGTTTTTAACTGTATCAGCACTATCTTTGAAAAGAGTCTCAATCCCACCCAAAGATTGTTGGAGAGCAGCACCTTCTGAGATAGAGGCAGCAAACATTTTGCCAATCCCAGCAGCCGCAATAGCACCTTTAACTGCAGTAATCATTGATTTACCCAAACCTAAACCAGCACTTTGTCCGGCAGAATCAGCTTCTGGTTGAATTTGTTTCTTGATCATACCACTGATACCCTTGGCCGATGGCATAATTTGGACATACGCTTGACCTAATTCAGTCGCCATTCACTTCACTCCCCTCTTAAAATTCTTGCTTTTTCTGTTTCAAAATCCTTGCCAGACTCAAATGATACTTCTTCGCGTTCGATTTGCTGCTTAGTTAGTTGATCAACAATAGATACAGGTTGATTCTTGCCTTTTTGGCCATCTTTCGTATTTTGCCAAAGCATAATACTTAATCTGTCAGCAACTCCAGCAAGCAACAATGTATCTAAAGGTAATTTTGATTCACTAATCTTCATCATGATTCTTGAATTGTTCCTTAAACCACAAACAAAGACAGCCACCTTTAATGCAGGTAGCTGTCTATAATCATAGATATTGTATGTTTCAGCCAAATCGCAAATAATCGCATCTTCGTCCAATTTGAGCATTTTGGCAAGGAGCATTATTTTTTTAACTGGTTTTGACTTTGAAAAATTTCCGTAACTTCTGCAGTCATTTTTTCTGCATTCACTCGCCCTTTTTCATCACGAACATGATTTTTTAATGCCATTGTCTGTTCATCGCCTAAAATTCGTTTGACCACTTTCGGAAATAGCAACGGATTTTCTTCTACATCGCCCAACAATTCAATTGTCTCATAATCGTTCAATACTTCTTCATCTAATTCAAATTTGAATCCTGATTTTGTTTTCCCTTTAATCATCTAATTTAACCTCCAACCCCAGCGCCTACTGTAGATTTCTTAATGTATTCATAGTGCGTATTGCCATCAGTATCAGGCAATGCTTGGATGGTAATCTCATATCCTACTGGGTCACCGTCTGTATAACTGATTTCACCAATTTCGGATACTTTAGCTACTGGTAATACTGTACGTTTTAGCACACCACCTTTAAGGATTACTTCGATTACTAAACAATGCTCTGGTAATTCCTTAGAGTTGGCTTTGATTGTAATTCCAGTTTCAATATTACCGCTAACGTTATCAGCTCCGTATACTTCTTTTAAAACTTCAACATTCAACGATTCAATTAAAGTGTATCCGAACGTATCTTCTTTTTCTGTTTGGGTAGTTAAGACCGTATCCCCACCCCAAGCTTTCACGTTTTCTGATGATGGACTGTTTTCATTCTTCAAGCCATCTTCTGAAATATATCCTAATGCTTTGAAAGCTTTATCTAATGCTGTTGTTGCGTCTTTTGGCAAAGTTGTACCTAAAGGCGCTGAGTAGACCGCACCACCAATTTTAGGTTTAGCTGCAGTTACATTCTTTACATCTGCCATTCATATCACTCCTCAATAATAATTAATGTCGAATACCGCTTGATATCGGTATTCTTTCGTTTCCGTATCAGTAAAGTTATAATCACTATTCAATTCAATGCCGCTAATTTCAGGTAGTTCAATCATCTGCTCAACGACTTTTTTTACTTGATCATTTAGCATTGCTGCATCGTACATTGACTTTGCATAGCTTTGAAATGCAATAGTCGCTGATTTTAAATGATTATGCTTAGCACCGCTTGTCTTTTCAAACAGCACGAACTTAGACGGCATTTTACTTTTACGTTCCAAAAAAGACGGTACATCTAAATGACCGTCTAAATATTGCTTCATAATCAATTCAATCATTTAACGCACCGCCTTTAATAGCGTATTATTCTTACTGTTGTCTCTTTTCGCTTTTGCAGTGGCAGCACTGACCATCGCATTTGCACGATTACTACCAACGTATATATCCTGTTCATAGCCATCGCCACATCGATTTCTAATATTGGAGGCATAGCTAATCAATACTGATTTCATTTCAGCTGACTTCATTAATTGACTAACTCCAGCTCTATTCAGTTTGAATTTAAAATTACTCATAGCGTTCCACCATTACTTTCTTGTTCCAGTCTAGTGGTATTAGGTGTTCAATCCCCTGAGTCACAAAGCCAAAAGTCCGCCAAGTTTGACCAAAGAATCTGACTTCCTTATCTTCCCAGTCGTTTTCATCGCCTTTTGGAATAGCTAAGGTATAAACAGCCTTCTTACCTGTCAAATTGAGCTGATTGACCATATCATCAGATGTTGATGGACTAACTAACACATTATCAACTGGTATTTCAGCATCACGATAAATAGATGTACCAAATGGATCTACACCGTCACTAATCCTATCAACCAAAATGACAGTAATACCTTTAATCATAGTCATATAGTTCCATCACTCCATATCTCTGCCTACGTAATCCCAATCGCGCCAGCTCGCTATTCTTGATAAATAAACCCCCACCAGGAACAAGAAAAGAGCCCTGAACTGAGTAGCCCAAAGCACTTTCCGTAACTTGAGTCATTGGTTCCTGGTCCGTAGAAGTCATCAATGTACGAGCAACAACATCAACAGTCACCGATTTAACAACATTAGCGTAAGAAACACTATCAGCCACTAATACATCTAAATCTTTACCGACTTTTTGAGCCTCCACCCTAAGCGAATCAGACACGACTGTTAGTAATGATTCTGCGCGTCCTACTTCTCCTGGTTTCAATGGTCTCCATAACTTCGATAAGTCATCAATGGTTGCGAAATTATCCATCTAACCACCGCCTAAAATTGAGATAAGATATCAATCAAATCTTGTTTTTTAGCTTTTGTAGGATAAGTTACACCCATTTCATCTAGTCGAGCTTTTAA